CATATGTGGAGATTTCAGTACGTTCAGATTTGGGTTCTGACGACCCTTTTTAGTAGGGCCCCTGCCGTGGAGTTTAGTTCGATGAACTTGCTCTACGAGAGAGGTTTCTGCCATCAAGAGTTCAGTCTTGAGTTTGACAGTATCTGTTTTGCTAAACAGTTTTAACTTGTTCGCACACATTAGTGCGCTTTTGAGATTTATACACTCATTAGAAGGAAGTGAAATGACTTTGAGTATACTCGATTCAATTTTCAATATTGCCCCTACAAAGTCCGGCATGATTATTATAAGAATCGTTATATCGCTGAGAAGCGAGTTTGTTTAGTATCATAAGCAGTAATTTTATATTACACCCTGTTTGGGAGTTGTTAGATAGTAGTATGCTTATACTATCGCGATATACAATTTATCCCACCGCCCACAGATGAGGCAGATCATCATCTGAGTATCTAATATCACGAGAAGCCTAGTAACTTAGATTTAGTCAACAATGTTTGTTGGTTACTTGTTATACATTTGGCCCTCAGGCTCACCGAGGTCAGTGTTTGTTATGTTGTGGAGTGCGTTTGGCGACGTACCCACAAACGGTGTATAAGAAGAGTTATCAATAATATATTTAAGCGGTGCGTTTTATTACGCAGCTCGCCCTAATTATCAATTTTCATTAATAAAAATAGTGCCCCGTGCAACATCGAGCGGTTCTGAGTAACCCAGGGACGAAAATGAAAAGGTGTTGGTTGTTAGTTATGGTTAAGAGTACAAGCCAAAAGTTATTGTGATATTTTGCGGATTCCTTTGAGCGCAACGGTACACAAGGATAAGTATGAAGAGTGTCGACCTTCATATCGAAAAATTAGACAAAACCCCCTAGCCTTCCAAAATGCAAGTTCTTATAAGTGACAACGATATTGGTGAGAAGAGGCACGTCAATACTACGCCAAAGGGTATTGACACCCCTTGTGGACGGGACCACAGAGTTGGGTTTGAAGTGGACAGCACCGTAGATTTACTCTACAAAGCTCAAGCGATGCCAACATGTACCCAAGTTCCACTTGGTGGAGATCGTAGGAAAGACCTAGATCTAGTCAGAGTTAGTAACGGAGGATCGGATGTTCAATGTAATGAAAATAAAATCTATAAAAATATGAACACCGAACAAGGATTAAACGAGTTGGGAGGATTTCACCATATAGTCACCGGAACTGCATTTTCTCACAGTAAAAGTACTATTGAACACGTTAAAGGATCAGTGGCCAGAGAGAGACTGGACCTGCAATGTTTAACGTGTAGTTATCGTAAGCTATTTAAAAGACAACGCAAGTTTGTACCTGTGGCTGGAGCGAGACCAGACCAGCAATGCATCTTGTGTAGAGACAAATATTACCACACTTATACGTGCCAGATGGATAATACTGTCACAACGGCGGAAAGCACAGCGCCTACAACAACCTCGACTGTGGATATAGTTGCTTTGCAACAGTTCTCGCGTTTAAGTGAGACACCATTACCTCAGAGGGAGGAGGAGTACATCCAACCTCCAGAGATGCCAAATTTTATTAGATTTGAAGGACCCACAGCACCTGCGTGGGTCAGAGACATAGAAGCATATCACGATATAGGTGATTTGTATATGGACAGCAGCACGACGGCATCATCCGTCATTGAATCGGTTAGCATACATAGTGAAGGACCAGATTGGAGATCACCGTATTGGGATAGTGATTCTCGTAGTCACAATTTAATTTTCCAACAATATCAGGAACGTGCAAATAATGCTATGTCTAGAGTGAAGATGAAGTTGGATATGGATAAAGTCCTCTTATATAGTGAGAAGATAGCCCTTTTGTGCATGTCTCTTTCTGCTCAGACGACATACCGCGGATTTATATCAACGATAGTTTATGCCTTAAAGGACTTTGGTGTTATATCGACGCGTCGATCACTTTTTATTTCTGTGATCCGCTTGTGTCGTGAATACTTAGATAGTGATGTAGGTGAACAATTTGAAGAGTATGCTGGTGATTTGGATGAAGACGAGTATGCACATGTCGATGACCAAAATTATACCACCCAATCTGCAGAGAAAGTCAAGATTGCTTTAGACGCTGTCATAGATTGTTTACGAAATCCATCTCGTATTGCTAAAAACCCAATTGTTAGAGGGATTGTGCGATTCTTGAGAGCCATTACGGCACTTGGTATGATGACATATTGCCAAGGTGATTATTGTCTCAAAGGCATAAAGCTCTTTGCCATCGAACCTATTACGGGTGGTGTTTTTGAAGTCTTTGTTGTGCTAGCGGATTCACTGCAGAACTTTTTGGATTATGGTTATGCCATGGTTATGGAGAAGTCGGTCTTCCCAGTGAATTATAGTTTTGACAAGCTGCATGATTTAGAATTGAGAGTTGCTGAAATGGACGCTTGGATGCCTTTCTTTGAGAATGGGCGATTATCTGAGCGCGGTATGCAAAGGTCGGACTATCTGATTAAGTTGAAGTCGCTCAAAGAACACATCATTGCAGTACGAAGGGCAGCGCCTGACAAATTTGCTGAGAAAACACTAACAGCACTGTATGGCAAGATGGAAAAACTATCAACGCGTGCCACTATGGTGACCTTAGCATCAGGATTGAAGTATTGTCCATTTGGTTATTCCATTGCTGGTCCGGCGGGTATTGGAAAGAGTTCTGTTAATGACCACCTGATTAATTATTTCTTTCAGTGGAAAAAGACTACACAGAATTGGAAACCCGAAGGTAAGGATGCAGAATATCGTGTCACTGTTAATATGTCAGATAAGTTTCAGTCCGAAGTTTTTTCTCACCACATAGTAGCGACTCTTGATGATTTTATGAATAAGAGAGCCGAGAAAGTGGCACCGGGTGAGACACCACATGATTTGTTGATAAAGATTGTTAATAATGTCCCCTGTACTGCACTGAAACCAGATGTAGAGTCGAAAGGAGCTGTACCGATGAATTTTGAATTGGTCGGACTAACGACAAATGTACCGCACCTGCATGCTACGTTGTTTGTGAACGATGAATATTCTATTTTGCGGCGAGTTGGATTCACTGTGTTCCAATATGTGAAACCTGAGTTCAGGAAGGTTGATCAAGAATGCCTTGACCCGGTTAAGGCAATGGGCCACACAGATTTATGGAATATAGATGTTTTGTACCCCATTGCTGTGAAAGAGGGCAACAAAATGGTTATCAAGTGGGTGTATTATGATTTACCACCGTCCATTGCCACTCCTGAGAAAACAAAGGCTAAGAATTTGAACTTACACGATTTGCTAGTGCTTTTTGGACACGAATTGGATAGACACCATGCAGCACAAATACGTTTACTTAAGGAAGCATGTTGTGAAGATAAAACGTGCAGCCATGGTTTCCCAAAAGCTGTTTGCTCTTTATGTGCTACGAGGGTAGCTGATGTGCCGCTTACCCTGGACACGGAACAAGTGATGAGCAATGAGATAGAACAGTCTAATCAATTCTTAGTGAACTCGGAGCCAATACCTTTAGAAGATGGTGAAGAGGAAGAGCTTCAGTTTGTACCAGGACCCGATTTCCCCATAAGTGCTGTCAGGAAGTATAAGAGAGTGCCACCTATTGAGGAAGCACGTGTTGTGGAGCCTGTTGATATCATCTGTGATGCAAGTGATTGCACACCAATCCATACCAATAAAGATAGGGAGAATATCCCTGTCCCAAATTATGGGTTTAGTGATGATGTTTCAGTGCGTAGTGATACCACACCTTTTATCGTGCACGTTCAACAAGAGCTGTTTACTGCGCCTTTTTGGTTCTTAGATTATTTTGAGAGCTTTGTAGATGTGTTCTGTCCGTGGAGGTTAACTGATAATCCAATCCATATTAACAAACCATGGTTGATAGATTGGGTGCCGCGCGTTGTTTTGAATAAGTACCCTGACCTGATTGAGATATCGCATTTCTCACGTACTACCATTCGCAATAGGCGTTGCATCGCTGCATTGATATCAGTGTTATGTCCTGTATCATGTCTTTGGGTGGTTCGGGATATGTGGAATCATACAGTACCTTTCTTTTCATCGTGTACGTTCATTTTGCTTATATTGTTCCTTGCACACATGCATAATCAACACGCTGATATGGTTGCTCGATACTATGTGCAACGCAATTTGAGATGGAGTAATCTGCTAACTCTCTCATGGATGCCTAGGATTATGAAGAAAAGGTTGAAGTACATATGGACCCTGGTTTTCGTCTTAGGAGTTGTCAC